CAACTTCTGTTCCTGCAAGTATTGTAGTTAACTCAGCTTCAGTATCTTCAGTACCATCACTAACATCAGCAGCAAACACTCTAAAAGTTGCATACTCAACGGCTTGACCCGCATCATTTCGCCCACTAAATCTCATTTCTCCTAATCTATCACCATCAGCAGGAGATGCGGAGTTTCTATTAAACTGTAATTTTGGCCCTGCGTTTGCATCTGCATCATTTGATTTGAGTACAAGAGTATCTTCATTTCCATCTGTTGAAATCGTAGAAGCTGCATTAGCAGTAAACCCACCGTTAAACACAGTCGCAGCCGTTGTGGTCAGGACGCCTGTTACTAGGGCAGTGCCATCTGTTACAGAATTTCCAGCTACGTCAAAGTTTGCTCCAACATTAAGATCCGCAGAAAAAGTAGTATCACCATCTGAGGCAATAGTAATAGCACCTACTGTGCTTGCAGAGCCAATAGTCTTACCATCACCAATGATTATATCGTCAGTAAATGTGGCAATGCCTGTCACACCAAGAGTACCACCAACAGTTGAGTCATCATTACTAGCAAACCCACCATTGAATACCGTAGCTGCGGTAGCGGTCAAGACGCCTGTTACTAAAGCTGTACCATCAATTACAGCGTTGCCAGATACATCTAAGTCTGTACCAACAAACAGCTTCTTAGCTATGCCAACACCGCCGTCAACAATCAAAGCACCTGAAGTTGAGCTAGTTGAGTCAGTAGCCAGATTTAGGTTAACAGCACCGCTTGTATCAAGAGTTGTTACAGACGCAGTAGCAGCAGCGCCAGACCCAAGAATACCGTCTAATGTACCAGTAAACCCAGTAGCTGTTATTTGGTCAGTTGCAGTAATACCATCCACAAACAAGTTAGCCCAACGAACACTGGTTGTACCAAGATCGTCAGTGCTGTCTGTGTCAGAAACAATATCTGAACCACTTGTAATTCCACCTGTTGCTACTTGTGTAGCTGTAAAGGTTGCTATACCTGTCTGTGTAAGAGTACCTGATACTTCTAAGTCACCGTCAAGGTCAACAGTCGTAGCCGTAATGTTTACGTCACCTGAAGAGTTAATAGCAAGGTTAGTACCGTCACCCTCAATCTTCTCTCCTGCATCCCCAAATACTATTCCTATATCATTGGCTAAGTGTACGTCTGTTGTTGCTGCTAGATTAATTTTAGCACCAGAGATAGTTAAATCTGTACCGTCACCTTCAATCTTCTCTGAATTCCCACCAAAAATTATACCTACATCATTTGGTACATGTATATCTGAAGTAGCAGTTAAGTTAATCTTAGCGCCTGAAGTTATAGTTAGGTCAGTGCTATCACCTTCTATCTTCTCACCAGTACCAAAAGTAACACCTACGTTAGCAGGAATAACTACGTCTGTTCCTGCAGTAAGATTAATAGCTCCATCAGAAACAATGTCTAGTGTAGCATCTGCACTTGAGCTAACAGAAATAGCAGTATCACGAAACTGTACTTTTTTATTTGTGGCTACTAGTGTATCGTCAGATATATTATCTATAGACGCAGTATCAATGTTTGCTGTACCGTCTAAGAAAAGATCACGCCACTCCTGAGTTGATGAACCAAGATCAAAAGCAGAATCTGTATTAGGTATAATGCTAGAGTTTACATCTGCACCAAACACAACACTGTCACCAGCACCGTCACCAAGATTAAGTGTACCACCACTAAAGGATGTAGTACCAGCTACACTTAAATTACCACCCACAACTAAGTTGCCATCTATGTTTGCATTCTCATCTACGTCTAGTGTATCAATATGTGCTGTACCATCTAGGTACAAGTCTTTAAACTCTAGGGTAGACGTACCAATGTCTAGGGTATTGTCTGTCTTAGGAGACACAATAGATGCACTAACAACTACGTCCTGTGCAGGACCAACGACAGTAACAGGACCGCCTTCAGCAGCTGTGCCGTCATGTGTGTGACCGCCTGTACCTAGTGCTGTTACAATTGCGTCAAACTCACCATCAAGGTCTGCAGCATTAATAACATTACCATCAGCAATGTTGTTTGTGGTATCGTTTCTTGTGTAACCAGTGCCCATAATATTACCTTCTTGATTTTGTAGAGTATTCTAACATAACAGTATCCAAAGAGAAAGGAGGATCTTGGCTCGTGCTCTTAAAAGATATTGCTGTTGTAAAACCCGTACCTACGGTTTGAGTGCTAAATATATTCTGTACTTTACCGCCAAATACAGACCCACTTGAAGTAACTCTTACGTTACTAATAGTAGATGTTAGAGCAGCACTTATTGTAATAGTCGTTCCACTTATACCTGTGACAGTTGTACCAGCAGGTATACCTGTACCAACTATTCCGTTACCTATAACTATGTTTGTATTAGCTGCTACTGTTACTGAGGTTGCCCCACTGGAGCCTGAAGCTGTAGTAGCATAACTTGCAAAGTTGTTGTCACCATAAAAAGAAATAGCAGCAGTAGCATTAGTAAAAGATATTGCTTCTGGTTGAACAGAATTTATTTCGTCGTAGTCAAACTTTAAACTAAAGTCAAAATTAACTGATCCCACTGGGTCTGTGTAAAGATAAACTTTGTATATTGCTTTTCTAGTTCTAGGATCATTCAAAGGTAGGAAGGGAGAAAGGTATTCAGCTGCAATGTTAGACCCATCAAAACTATTTCCGTCCTCCATCTTAAACAAGAAACCAGTATCAGAAGAAAATACAATTACTTCAGCTGAGTCTACAACTTTACTAGAAGCAGCAAAAACTTCCATACCTCTTATTTCAGACCAAGCCATCTGTTCACCACCTTGAGGTGAAAACTGCGTACCAATAATACCTTTAGATGCAGCACCAATGACGTTAGGATTAAAAGCAAACACCCTGTACTGAGATTTAGATCTTACAACTACACTAGAAAAAAGACTAGCAGAGGCAATAAACTTGGTCATAACATCCTGAATAGTCTTAGATACTACGCCTAGCCCAAAGTCCCCTATTCGATCAGTAGCAGAAAGAAGTCTTAATCCATCCTCAGTCAAGAACATGATGTCCCCACCAATCTCTTGGATAGTGTCACCATCAATACAACCAATGTCTAGGGTAATAGATGTTAGTTTAAAGGCGTCTGATCCAGTAGAAGCACTACCTGTTAGCTTAAAGATAGATTTTTCTGTAAAGATTATAAGTTGTTCTCTGAAGACCGACAGTCCAGTAATACTGTCACCAATACGAATATTACCAGCACCATCACCAGCATCAAAGTTTGTATCTAAAGAAGGTGAGGTAAAACTCAATAAGTCTAAGTTTGCAAAGAACAGATGTTTTTTAAAAGCAATTACGTTAGTTGCACTAATAACATCAGTAGGCGCATCGACTAGTGCTGTAAAAGTACCACCATCAAAAAGGGCTGGTGCATTTACTCCATCAACAATAGCAACCTTTTCAGTGCCTGTAAAGTTATACTCAACAAATCGTGTTCTTAAAGCACCTTCTCTGCTCAAGCTAATAAAAGTAACCACTGCATTGTCTGCAGGGCTTGAAGCTAGGTTAGGGCTAATTGCTATGGTAGAACCACCAGAAGATACTGTGGCTGTCGTAGTAACAGTGTATACTTTATCGATACCTGCTACAGTAAATAGATCTCCTACACGAGGTACTGCAGATAAAGCATCAACTGCTAGTGTTGCTCCTGTTTGACTTGCACCATTTACAAGTACAGTGCCGTAGGAAGGTACATTTATTTTAGTATAACCTGCACCTGTTGTTTTAAATAGATCACTGTTTAAAGCTACTAGTACACTATCATTAAAGACCTCTACTCCTAAAGTCCTAAAGGTAGAACTAACAGTAACAAACGTAACTGCAGCACCATTAGCAGGGCTTGAGTCTAATGCAGTGGTTAATGTTAGTGTTGTTCTGTTAGCAGTTGCATCAAAGGCTACACTACCTACTGTATAAGTTCCTGCAATACCCGCAACAGTAAGTGTGTCTCCTGCAGCAGGGGTAGTGTGAGTTGCTGCTATAATAAAAGTTGTACCTGTCTGACTTGCACCGAAGACAACAGGTGCGCCATAAGGAGGTATAATAAAAGGATCAAACTTAGAGAACCCTAGTATACGCTTATAGCCACCTGTAATAGATGGCTCAAAGTTCTTTAAGGTTGCAGCAGATCCAGGCATGTTAATACCTTGCTGAAGAGGACTTAAGTTTGTAACTAAGCCACCCTTAAACTCTACAGGAAATGATTCTCTATTCGTTGCCATGTATTAGCTGACTCTGCTCTGAGAAGCGAAGGCTCCGATAGTGCTACCCGAAGTAACAGTAGAACGAATGTATTCATACTTATTAATGTAGAGACTACGCATCTGTTTAATACCTTCTTCAAAGTTATTCTTCATAAGGTTAGCTTCTTGTGTCTCTCCTCTAAACATGTACGCAGTGTACATTGCGCCCTCTACTATAATGTATCTAAACTGAATAGGTAAACTAGGTACGTCTGTAGCAGCAGCTAAGTCTGTAGGTAATGTGAAGTAATCAAAAGTTAACTGGTACTGTTTGTCTGGGAATGGGTATAGTAGGAAATTGTTGTCTAGTGTACGTACAATAAACGTAGGTGATCCACCTCCTGAGAATTGTGTTACAACGACATCATCAGCTATAAGGGCAGCTGTTGTACTATTCACACCTCGTGTACAACCTGTGAAAGTATTCCCTGATATACCAGTGTAAGTTATTTGTTCCCCACCTACAAACAAAGTTCCTGTTGCACTAAAACCTGTCGATGACGTAACTGGTATTATTGTTACTGATGCTGATAGTCCACTGGACGCATCAATAGTTGTAGAATTAATTTCATCTTCTTGATTTATGTATTGGTTTTCTATGTATTCGTTGTAAGGAAGGGTGCCTAAGCTAACCCCATCAAAAGTGATTGTAGCATCTTTCTTAAGCCTAGCCGTATTGTAGTCAACGTACTTAGCGTCAGTAGGTATTAAATAACGTGTCACCCCAGGTACAAGTGTAACAGTGCTCGTAGAGTGATTAAAAGGGTAGGCAAATTCATGTTGATTGATGTAACGTATAGCTACATTAATAGAGTCTCTAACCATAGCATATTCACCAACTGCAGAGGTAAAGTTAGTAGCAGTAAGTTCAACCTCGTTAAGTCGTCTATTTACGTCATTAACTAAGCCTAGATAATCATATGCCATTATGTTTCCTTAAGATGTAGCAAAGGGGCCAGCGTTATGCCAGCCCCAAAGTTTAGTCTTTATGCAAGTAGGTCACGATCTACTTCTTGAGCAGTGAAGTCACCAACTTCGCTTACGTCCATCAACATAGCAAATACACGTAGTTTACCAGCAGTAAAGGTTGCCCCTGAACCTGCAATAGTAAGATCTAGTGTTTCATCTGCAGGATTAACAAGAACGCCAGCAGGTGCTACGGATGGTGCATAGACAAGATCTGCTGCTCCATCAATATCAAATGCTGCAACATACTCGTTGTTATCTGCAGCGTTACCAAGAGTTGACGTTGCGTCAGTACCTGAGTTCATAGTAGCGCTTTCCATGACCTGAAAACCAGCCCATAGAATAACGTTTGAAGCAGGTACTGTTAGTGCTTGGATGATGTCTCCAGAAGAGGCGTCAACTGCACTTGCAGTGAGATCGATAGTATTCTCGATCATATAGGGCTTTCTCGAAGGATTACCTGTCCCACGAGTCGGCGCTAAAAATGTAGTAAGAGTAGCCATAAGTTATTTCCTCCCTTAAGCTGCGTTATAACGAGCAGTTACGATTGCTTCAGGACGAAGAATCTTCCTACCGTATAGGTGCATACCACGAACAATGTCAGCAAAGCTGTCAGGGTCACGATATGTTTCAGTCTTGTTGATCTGCTCAGCAGTTGCTACTGAAGAGTCATGACCAGCTACGATAACACCGAAGTTAGTCAACTGATTTGCAGTACCTGAAGTACCTGATCCTGTGCCTACAGCAGGCAGATTGGATGAAGTATATACACGGAAACCGTGGAAGTTATTCAGGGTCAAACCATTACGCAGTCCACCAGCTTCACCCCAATCAGATTGCATTAGGCGTGAATCTTCGTCAGCTAAGATTTCCATAAACACTGGATCAACTACCAGCCAGCGACCTTGTGAGTCAACTTGCTGTTGGTCGAGCAAACGTTTCATGCGTGAGATTATCATCGCAGGAGAAACAGTAGCAGTTGGAAGTGATGTTGCACCTGGCATACGGGCAGTCACAGGAATTGAGTGAGTACCAGCTGAGGTAGTAGTAATATTTCCAAAATCGCCCTTGTGGAGCTGCATTGAGGATAGTAACTCATTCGCACCTGAAGTAGTTACAGCTTTAGTACCATTAACAGTTGTGTTAAGGGCAGTAGCTACTGCATGTTGATCAGCTTGTGCATAGCCAGACATATAGCCAAGAACTTCTTGGTCATGGTTGTCAGCTAAACGGTAAGCTGCACGGTTGGTTGCAAGATCCATGAAGTTCACATGCGAATGCGCCTCTTCAATATCGTCCATCTTAAAAGCAAAATAGTTAGCTTTATCAATGACTAACGTGAAATCTTCGTCATCCAAATCTTGGGCTGTAACCTGTGTGCCCCTCGAATATGAATTTACAGAAATTTCTGGTTCTTTGATAATTTGGACTGTATCTCCCTGAGAAGAAATCTCTCCAAAATAGTCTGAGTTTGTAATGTCTCCACATACAGTACTTTTGCGAAAAGCAAGCTGTACTTTTTTAGAGTAGATTATTGGGCTAAAATTACCATTTGGTAGATTGCCATAACCTGATGCGGTTGCGAAAGCCATTGGATAAATCCTCCTGTTAAGTGTTAGGCTTTATGAAATTGAGATACACATCTCTATTAAGAGTGAGTTGC